AATGATTTAGCTTGCACAAAGGTATAGCATTAAAAAATTCTTTTTTGTATAATACATACAAAAAAGAATTCCAATTAGTATACGTTATGCGAAAAGAAATTTTATCAGTATATATTATACAATATGTATAACAATTGTGGTCAAAAAAATGGATATGAGATTGGTTACAATTATAATCCTTCTTCTCAAATTTGTGGATGCGGTAATTGTTACACAACATGCAACTGCGAATCCAAAAATAATAGTTATTTACCAGAATGCCAATGTAATTGTGCATGTCATGGTCACACACAATCATTTTTTCCACAACAATCAATTTGTTGTTATCCACCTGTAATATATCAATGCATCAAAGGTGATATCGGTGAAAAAGGCGACAAAGGAGAAAAAGGAGAAAAAGGGGATATTGGTGATAAAGGAGATATTGGAGATAAGGGTGAAAAAGGAAATATTGGTGATAAAGGTGAAAAAGGTGATACTGGAACATTAATTGCCAATATTGATTTTATATTAATACCAGTAGCTACCATTGGATCAATAAATATTTTAACCAATGATGAGATACCCGCGGGTGTATCCAATGTTATAATATCCGCTCCACCCAATCCGAATACTGAAGGTACTGTAACATTTGTTGGTCCAGCAATAAATGGTAATATTTTATTTACACCGGCTCCCAGATTTTTGGGAACGGCTGAATTTGGTTATCAAATCACAGATAATAATGGTCTTAAAGCTTCCGCTATCGTTAAGGTTAATGTGGATACTAGTTATAGTGCTGTACCAAGATTATTGAGTATTAATAATTCAACACAAGTAAATTTATTGGATCCTTTAACCGGAACACAGGTTCCGATAGCAACACTTTCCACAGCCGCAACAGAACTCGCAAGTAATCGTGGAGATGCTTTACTTTATCATATTGAAAATTTTAACGCAAATATTTTTGCTTATGATTTTGTATTGAATCAGGATTTTTTATTATTAAATTACACCACGGATATTGGATTCATGGGTAATGTGTCAGCGATGGGTTTCGATCAGGAGCGATATTTTATCTATCTTGGTTTTGAGAGTGGATCAGAAATAATTAAAATTGCGGTTGACCCATATAATAGATATGTTACTCCTGGCATACAAACATATAGTGCTAGTATTTTACCACTTGGTGTAAATGGTTTTGTACAAGAAATAACAGTTGAATCATCAACTGGGTATATTTTTGCTACTATTAGAGTGGGTGCACCCAATAGTGTTTATAAAATAAATCCTGATACTGCAACTATTATCAATAGTAACAGTTTTGTTTCACCATCATTCGCACATATTTCTTTTGCGAACGATAATAATCTTTATCTTATTATTGATGATACACCATCATCCACCATACATTTAGTCAATAAAACAACATTGGCAATTAGTCCACCAATTGTTCCTCCTCCTCCATTCGCTGAAATTGTAACAGATTTAGCGGAACCACTTTTTAATATGTGATTACGATATGATTTTATGATGAAATAATATTATTATTTTTTTAATGATAATATTATTATAGGGATAATAATTTGATTAATTTTCCTTTTTCTTAATATTTTTTTTGCTACTGTTTTTATCAGATTTTAACGATTTTTTATCTTCGGATAAATTTATAATTTTTTTTTTATTATTTTTTGGTGATTTGGACGTCATATTATCCGAATTATTATCGCTGATTTTTATTATTTTTTTTGGTTGTACAGTATCTTCATTAAATGTTTCAACAATATCAACATCACTTAAATTTATTGGTTGACTTGGTTCTTCAATATGTACTGTACACAAATCCAATAACTTATTCTCTAATAATAATATATTATGATACTGATCTGGTCTAATATTTTTAATGTAATCCAAAATATTTCTTCCTGAATAACGAATACTGTAAGAAATAAACATGTACAATTTTTTAAATACGAAATGCTTATTAATGTTTGATAAAAGAAATACATTAAGACACTGTGGATAAATAACGGATAGGTCTCGACTATTGGTTTTCGAAATATCAGTATATAGTTGTATTTTTGCCATAATAATTTCTTCCATTAAACGAATAACACAATCTTTTGGTATTCCGAGTTTAAGACATTTGTTGATAAAATAAATCCATTTGTCCATTTTTTCGATATTTTCTTGCATAATTTTAGGATGTGATCGTATTTTATCAAAGAAACCAATTAAATTATTTTTATCTTTGTTTGCGAAAATTTCCAAAAGAGAAGAAATTTTTTCCAGGTCTGTTACTTTTTCAACTTCTTTGTTATGATAATCTATTATTAGGTTGTTGACAATTGATATTTCCCTTTTAATAATTTCCATAATATTAGATAAATTATATCCTTTGGCGATATCCATAAATATTACTAAAAAGTTATGATATGCGTATGCATCTATTGCGCCAGTTTGGTTTGGTTCAATAACAATATTATTTTTGTATTTATCACAAAAATTCTTTAATTTTGTCAATAGAATAGAATCTATTTTATCTATTAAATCATCATGCATTTCTGTTTTTAAAAATGAAATTTCGTAAATTTCTTTTAAAATATTATTAATGTTATCTATTTCCGCGGTTTTTAATCCAAGATTAATTTTGTCAAAAATAGATAAATAATTTTGGCATACAATCTTTTTTTGGTACACCAATTTAAAATATTGGTAAACATTATCAAAAAGTTCTGTATAGCCAGTTTCTGCTATTTTATCATCAATGTTTATTTTTTTGAGAGCCACTTTTATTTCTCTTTTTTTATCAATCAATGACATTTTTGATGATTTTTTGATTAATGTTGGCGCTAACTCATTTATTTGTGATTCAGTTAAATTTATTATAGAACTATCATTGGATATGGTATTCCATATGTTAGTTTGTGACATTGATATTCTACATACATGAAAAAGTTTGTCATTTATCGATTTGGATAATTGTTCATCAAATTTTTGATAAAGATCATTTTCAGTATCATCCGAAAAAACAAGATCTCCATCATCATCGAATTCCATATTATCACATCCATTAACTATAATAAATAAATGGTTTATTGGATCAGTTAATGAGCTTGACATTTTGATTATATTTTCTGTTAAAGTAGAATCAGTTAAATTATCTATTGTGGTAACATAAAATATAAAATTGGAATCATTTAATGAAATGTCATTATCTGTAGCAATGTGTGTATGTAGAGTAAAATTTTGGCATATTTTAATGGATGTCAATATATTTTCATTTAACATATTGCCAAATTCTTCCACATTATTTGTTCCGGTAACAATAATTTTTAATTTTTTGGCGGAATTAGATTCATACATACTGATTGTATATTACATAATATTATTGGTAAATTTTTATATCTTAAAGTCTTTAGCAAAGCAGAAAAGCAGAACAATATATAGTTTATCCATTTTTAATACTAACTGATATTTGTATTAAAAAATTTATTGAGATATACGAAAATGAATATCAATATATTTACATCAATAATACTATTTGATTTAAATATTTATTTTCAACATAAAATATCATAAATTGATACTACGATGGAAGACGTTAACAATGAAAACACAATGATGAATTCACTCATAGAACCATTCAGTTCTTTCATATCCTCACCAATAAAATTAATTGATGGTGATGGAAAAAATAAAAAAACATTAAGTATACCAATTAAAAAACTAAAATCCATGGGTACTGACAGTAATCCCACAAGGGGTAATAATAAAATAATGAGTAAAAGTTGGAGTGGATATTCAGAAAAAATGATCGAGAAAAAAAATTATTCCGTATCCCCAATTGATCATTCCTTGTTTAAAAACATGAGGAAAAAAAATTATTCTGAAAATATTAGATGGGATATGCGGAATAATGATTTTAAACCATATGATGCAATTAATAATTGTAAATCCGCTGGAATTATTCCTTATTCCATTCGTGACGGAAAACTTTTATTTCTTTTACAAAAATCAAAAAATCCAATAAGAAAAAAAGATTCTGGTTGGAATGATTTTGGTGGTAAAAAAATGGAAACAGATACCAGTACCGCGGAAACTGCCGCAAGAGAATTTAGCGAGGAAACAAGTTGTTTATTTTATTTGAAAGAAAACAGTAACGAAATTAATAAAAAATATGATATGTATTATAATTTATTGAAGGATAACAATGATTTATTTTATGATGATGCCACGGTTAAAATTCTAAAAAAAATAATTACCATTTCCCAAAAATATTATACTGATAAAATTACCGAATTTGTTTTACCAATACATATTAGTTCAAAAGAAACATATATTAGTTATTTTGTCAATGTACCATATATTCCAGAAGAAGATTTACCAAAAGCAGAGGATATTCATATACCATACGAAACCAGATATATTAGAACATGTAAATGGTTTAATATGGATGAACTGATGTCAATCGACGAAAAAGATATCCATAAAAGATTACAAATTACCAGAATACAACAAAGAATTAATAATTATAATGAGAAAAAATTATTCACATAATATTGCCTTGCCTCCGAGATAACAAAATTTTTATTGCCAATAAATATTTTGTTATAGTATATAACCACATATGACATCACTGGATAATATAGTTACTAACCTACAACTATTTTACCAAAAAATTCTAGAATTTTATCAAATGGATATGCTACCGACAGACAAATGGACGAAAATAGCGGCATATATGCACGAAAATAATAATGTTATTGTCAAAACATATGTCGCTATCAAAAAACAGGATACTAGAAAAAATATAGACATTAACTACGAAACTAATTTTGATCAATTACAACAACAAATAACTGACGAATCGGATGCTCTAGTAAAATCAAGTTTTATCATTTTGTCATTGCATAATATTGTTTATGATATGCTAAGTTCGGAAGGAAACTATTATTTCAGTCTAAATGGCAAAGAAGAAATGCACATACTCAAAAAAGATTTGATGTATTATGTTAACTTGAGCATCAAAAATGAACAGAATATTTATTTTCATGCATTTATACTTTTGTATGCATTGGAATCTTTATTTAATAGACATTTTTATGTTGGTGTAGATTTTGAATACACAAATAAAAAAATTCAATTAGCACAATTAAATTTTGAACATGATGTCGCACTCCAAAGTATCATTATGATGGTCAGTCCAAATGAATTAGAAGCGGTCATGTTTAAAAATTTTATTAATTTAATTATTTGTAATAGTAGCATCAAAAAAATTTTGCATGGATCTGATTCATTGGATATTCCGTATTTATACAATCACATGCTCGAAAATGATCCAAGTAAAATTATTCGCTTCACTAAAACCCTCATTGATACCAGATTTTTGTGCGAGTATTACAAATTAAATAAAGAAGAATCATCGGACAATCGATGTTCTATTTATGATGAAGATCCAGATCGTTCTGCAATTTATTATTTTAATGTAGTATCCAAGGAACAACAATATAAATTAACCGAACTGTTACAATCCATGCCGGCACCACATGATATCGTCTGGAATATTCATAAAATGCCCCGCAGTCAGAGCAAATATGCCGCGTATGATGTTTTCTACTTGAAAATTCTATATTATAAAATGATCAATGTTGCTGCGAAGGACTTCAATACAATACCCGCTAAGAAAGCTACGATTACCCTATATAAACATGTTCTAACAGAATTGACGCAATTTGTTTATCTGGAAAACAATAGTATCACTTATTTACGAACAAAATGTAAGGAAGAAGTGGATGTAGTTAATAACTATTTTGTTAGACGTCCTAATGGTATTCTCAAAATGATTGATATTTTCGCTCAAGTATCCACTAATCTCACCACTACAGATCCTCTAACAGAAATAGATAAATTAATTAAAGTAAATCATTTCAAAACTAGTATCATGATTCTGATAAAAAGAATGACATACGGTTTTATTTCACAAAAATGTCGAGTGCAGAAGGATAAATCCACTATTTGGACAGATAAACTGGATAATCAATTTATTTTTGATTTTTTCGATAAACTAAAATTCCGATACTTATACAAAATGTTCAAAGAATTGGAAAAAACATTAGAAACCAGGATAAAAATGATATGTTCATAGTTTTATTAATAAATTATTGTATTGGAACGTAAAATTAAATTAATAGCAGCTGCTATGTTTCGGTTAATAATTATGTGATTTTCATTTATTAATATCATTTTTGATACTAATAAAATAATACACATTTTTTTTAATGTTTCCAAAAGTTTCCAATAAAATTTTTTCAATTAACAAATAAATTAAAAATTACTATTTATTGGCACACCGAATTTAATCATATTGAATTTTTATTATGCACAAACTTTATGTTTCAATTATTTGTCAAACTATAAATTCCCGCGCGGAATTACATCACAGTTTTGAGACTGTTCATTTTTCTGTAGTCTTTTGCATCACATTACATCACAGTTTTGAATCTGTTCATTTTTCCGTAGTCTTTTGCATCACTTTACATCACAGTTCGAAGCTGTTCATTTTCTATTACAAATAGAAAAATTTAAAGAAAAAATAACATATGGTAATATAATGGTTGAATATCAATGCAATAAATGCTCTAAAAAATTTATTCGCCATGGTGATTATGATAGACATTTAGCAAGAAAAACACCTTGTACAGTCACAAAAAACATTGATAAAAAAATTAAAATTTATAAATGTAAATACTGCGATACAACATCTAATAGAATTGATGTAATTGATAGACATACAAAAACTTGCGCAAATAATACCATGGAAATAAATATTAAAAATAATAAAAACAAAAATAAAAATGGAACACAAGTGATTACAACGGGTAATTATAATAATATTACAATAAAACAATATAATTTGTTTCCATTTGGAAAAGATGGTATTGATTGTTTAACCACGCCCGAAAAGATAGCAATTTTTTCTAGTGACGAAAATCCAATGGAAATGATTATCGTAAAAGTAAATCCGGATTCGGTTAAAATAAATCATCATAATGTTGGATATACGGATGAACACAATGGTTATGGTATTATTTTTGATGGTGATAGCTGGTTAACAGAACGAATTGATGTCATTATGGAAATTTTATTTGAATCAAAAGAAAAGGATTTGCTTAAAATATATAACGAAATTAAAGATTTTTTATCGGATCATGATAATAATACAATTAAAAATACATTAGATGATTTAAACAAAAAAATAAATCCAAGAAATAGAATAGATGTAGCTTCAAAAAAAAATTTAATAGCTCATTTAAAAAAACATTTTTATAATAATCGTAATTTAGTTATTGAAGCAAAACATCAAACAGAAAATAATAAAACTAAATCAAATAATTGTAAAAATAAATTAAAAAATATATTAAAAGATGGTTTCACGGTAGAAGATGTAGATAAAATAATCAAACTTAAAAAAATAAATGATCAAAAAATTATTTTAAAAAAAGAAATGGCTAAAGATTTGTTATATAAACTTGATGAAATTAATAATATTGAAAAAGAACCGACCATCAAATTTATAGATCAGGTAACAGATATAAATATTTTAAAAATTATTATTCGCCTATTAAGCAAAACATATTGTTTTCGAAATAATTTTAATACTAAAATGATACAATCAGAAATAATAAAAGAAGAAGAAATAAATAATTTTTTGTTTACGCAATAAATAAATATGCTTTTTGTAAAGAAAAAATTTGATCAATACAACACTTATTCATTATTATAAAAATATAACAATGAATAAATTATATTAATGGACAATACTAAATTTTATACTAATGATATATCAAAAATAAGATTAATTTTAGAAAACTATGGTGTTGCTGTTTTGGAGAACTATTTTGATGACGAATATGCTGATGAAGTTTTTTTATCTGTCAAAGAATGGATGATAAATCTCAACAGCGGTTTAACAAATGATCCTAATACTTGGATTACACGCAATTTACCAATTGGACCTCGTTATGGCATGTCGTGAGGTATCATTTACAATGTTAGCATTGTAAATGTTACTCTCACGAACATTTGGCGTCGATGTGCATTTTTGCTGAGCAAAAATTGCACCATCGAATCCCAAATGTATCATAGTATTGTTTCACATGCTCCAAAATTCTGGGAACTCCGAGAGAAATTTTATCCAATTTTCCAAAAAGTACTAAATGAAGATGATTTATTAGTATCAATAGATGGTGCATCGGTTTTTCCCGTTGTTAATTCTCCTAAAAAATCTAAAGACTGGGCCCACATTGACCAAACAATTTGTTCCGATTTTATGTGTTACCAATCACAATTTGTGGCAACAAATACTAAATCAGCTTTTGTTTGTACACCACGATCACATAAAATTCATAAAAAAATGATTCAGGATTTTTCAATTGGTACTACAAGTAATTGGCATAAATTTACGGATTCGGAAGTTACTAAACTAAAATCCATTTTCAAAAATAATTACCAAATACCAATTTATGCTAAAAAAGGATCTGTTATTTTTTGGGATTCTCGAACAATACATTCGGCTAAATATCCGGATACCAAAGATAATAGTTGACGAGCAGTATTTTATATATCAATGAGACCAAGATCCACATTTGATACTGCTAATATTGACAATATTAAATTCGCTGTTAAAAATGGTTTAACCACGAACCATTGGGGTTCCACAATATTTAGATCAATCGATCTTTTTAAAATTAAAAATAAACGGATCACATATTTGGTTGCATCTAGTGAAAAACAAGCACAATATCATAATTTGTCTTCTGTCCAAAAAATGATAACAGGTTTTACTGAATATTCTGGTAAACTGAATCTTTTGGTAGAAGAATCGCTATTTTTATTAAATCTGTGTCATAATGATAATCTTATTGATAATAATACAAATAAATTAATTAAAAATTTTATTAATAATTGTAATAATATTGAACATTTAAGATTTATTAAGAGATTATTAAGCAACATTTATTGTTCTATGTGCAATACTACAGAACAAATAAATGCAATTCTAAAATTAATTGAATCAAAAAAACGAAAAAATTACGGATTGTTGAAGTTTAATATGATTAACCTAATAAAAATCCTAATTCATTAGCAGCTCTTCCTGCGGCGGTATAAAGTGCTTTTTGGAGTTCATTGATATTTGGATTTTCACTAATATCCTGGACATCCACAATTACAGTACTAAACGTTGATCCTTGTGCTTTATGAGTGGTGATGCTATAACCAAAATTTAGCGCCGCATATGGCTCAATGAGTTTTTTGTGATAAATATCCCACATGTTAGATATTATTTTTTCCGTTTTGTATTTTTTAAAAAAGAATTCGATATGTTCCTTAGTAAAATTTAGCATTTTTTGATAATTATCTAAATCATCACGATGTATTGTTTTGACTGTATAAGTTTTTCCTTTAACAATTGAAGTAATATCACTATGAATTCGTTCTACAGTGAATGTATCAATTCTGAATTTATTATTTTGTTTTGAAATTTTGTTTAGCATTGTATTAATTGCTTTATCAATAATATTTTTTGGATCGGTAATGCCTGGGAACGAAGTTTCCAGCACAAGCTGCTCCTTTGGAGACAAGGAGATAATCATTTTTGACCAATCGTATAATAGTTTTTCTTCTGTTTCAATATCAATAATTTTAATCATATCGGCCGTGTAAAAACTGGATCCATCTTCAACTGATGTATAAAAATTATTAAACATTGCATAGTCACCAATAATATAATTATTCAAATTATTTGATTTATGGACATGTTTTCTGATCAATGTATTGTACGTATTGGATGTTTCTTTTCTCCAGGTTAATATAATTGGAATATCTGATGCATCCAATTTTTTAATAAAATATTTGAACCATGATGATTCCAAATGGTTCTTCTTTTTATGGAAAAGTCTAAATGTTTTTTTGGAATTTTTTCTGTTGTGAATTGGCAATAAAAGTTTTGGTAAAGATTCTTTTTGGTTCCATTTTCTTATGATTGTACAAACATCTTTAATATCTGTCGAGTTAGTTCTCATAACTTGGTCCAATAGTATATAGTGTTTATATTTTGGGGGAATTGTCGTAAATAACAAACTTTCTGGTTCTCCTGGAGGAGGTAATTGTTTTTGATCACCCATATAAATAACTTTAATTGGATACAACTCGGTATATTTTTTAAGATCGCCAATCATTTCTTTTGCTATCATTGAACATTCATCAATTACCACTAATTTATCCTCCATTTGTTTTAAAAATTTTGATTCTTTTGTTGATTTAAATATTTTTGATCCATCCTCTGCCATAATTACTGGTTTGAATTCTAATAATTTATGTATGGTCATAAAACTAATTTTTGGTATAAAATTTATTTGTTCCACTGGTGATAAATTTGCTTTGAGATATGATTCTATTACTTTAAGTGCCTGGTGTGTTGGGGCACATACAAATATATGATCCATTGTATTTGTTGCTAAAAATTTTTTAATAATCTTTCCAATTAAAAATGTTTTACCTGTACCAGCGTAACCCATTAGATAAAACATTTTATCGGTATCTTGAGAAACGAAATTTGATATTTTGGTAATAGCCAATTGTTGTTTTTCGTTGAGAAGTATGGACATAATTATATTGGTTTTTATTATGAACTGTTTATATAAATTTGCCAAAAAATTATCAAATTTTTATTATATTCCGAATTATCAATATTTTCATTTCTGGACAATAAAAAAAATTAAAAATTATTATTATTGGGATTCGAGTAATTCATATCGTTTAAATGACATTTGATCATTATAATCCTTTGCTTTACTATGTCTAACATAATCATGGTCATAGGGTTTTACTTTATCAAAAATATAATTTGGTTCATTTAGTCCTACATTACAAAAATGTTCCGCAATAACTGATTCGTTAGTAGATTGTCCGGGAGCATAGAGTGTATGAGTCGTTGGTACATAAGAAGTGGCTGTGGTTGCTGAACTAGATGATTTTGGCATGTATGTGGTTAAATAATTATTGTCGTTTGATGACAAAAATGGCGCAACAGGGGCAACTGGTGTTAATGGTGTTAATGGTGTTGGACCAACATTTGGTTCGGATAAAATTAGTTTGCCAGGCAATGACGTTAAACAATTTGTCCCACTTGGTATGAAAACACCTTCAATCATTTTATTATTAGGCATGTCTGATCGTTCACTAACATTGTTTGTATCAAAAAATTCGCGTGATGCTCTTGTCAGTCTACTCGTAGGATATGAGCGTGTAATTGAGTGTCCTGCTGGCCTATATAATCTTGATGTTGGATATCCTCTAACCGGACCACGTCTACTAGTAACAAAAGTATCAATATTATCTACTTTTATTTGTGGTTTGTTACTACTACATGAAAGTAAAAATAAGAGAAGAATGATAATAATAATAATAAGAACGATAGTATACGATTGCATCATTTATATATATATAAAGTAATATTAAAATCTTAATTATTCTATGTAATTTTTTTAACGAACTATTTCCATTTATTGATGTATTATATGTAAATTGTTGTTTTTTATGTGCTCAAAAAAATATGTTAATAATGTTAATATATTTTTTTGCATCAATAATTGCAGACAGTCGGGAATGTTGGAAATTCGATAAGTGATTTGTGTCCTAATTTTTGAATTAGGCATATTGAATCCAAAATGCATTGGTATGATGAACAAACATACGGACCAATCGCCCAATCACAACTTGTTGTATTCATACCCGTAATAACTACTGGGGTTAAATCATTGACTTCAATATTGAATTGATAATCACACGCTAAACTATCAAATGATAATATATAAAGTGCTTCATCTTTTATTGAATTCCACAACGTACATGTTTGATTTACACAATTTTCAAAACCCGTACATTTGGTATTCGAAATATTTATGCACTTATCAAAATCAGAAATATTAATTGTGCCAGTTATGCCTTGTTCACTGTTAGCAGTGGATGCTCTCTCGGATATGGGCATATTTTGTTCTTCCAAATAATCTTCCAGTCTATCTAAATGGTTCTCCAGCTCCCGCATTGATTTATCTAGTTCGTCCATAGAATTATCTAGATCGCATAATGAACTATCTAGCTCGCCTATCGAATTTCCTAACTTCCACATTGATTTTTCCAATTGTAACATAATTTGTTGTTGTGAAGAATCCTTGGAATCTTTTAGTTTTAGTATCGAATTCTCTAAATCTGATAAAGAATTTTCCAGACCCGTCATATATTTTTCCAACCTTTGCATAGAATTCTTCACATCTATTATGGAATTCTTAGGATATTCGGGATATCCATAGACAAAAATTAGAAATAAAACAAAAAAAATTATTCGTAGGAATAAGCTCATTATAGATAGTGAGTGTATATTATCGTATAATAATTATTGGCATAATGTATATATCTAAATTTCAATTTTTATTGTTATTTGTTATTAGTTTTAATATTTTAATTAAAATTAATAATTATTATCAGTGAATATTGATTTTATATTTTTGGTACAAATATTTTGCCGCTAATAAATTATTATAATACATACTGATACAAAATTATTTTTATCTTTTGTTAATTTTTTATTTTTGATTTTCTATCAAATAAAATTGATCCAATGCTATAAATTCGGAAAATCTATAAGTGGATCCAAATAGTTAAGAATAGAATATTCAATTTTCGTGATAATTATAATTTTTATAATTATCATAAAGAATGTAACCAATCAATAATTTCCGAATGGCCAGATCTAAATGCTCCTTCATTATCAGCATGAATATCAATAGGAGAATCTATTTCATTACCTAACAGACGTAACCATTTGGTAATTTCCTTGTCTCTAGTTGTGTTGCTTCGCAACATAACTACGAGCAGGTTGAGAATAGGAACGAAACGTTCCTATTCTCTTACCAAATGTCCATTTTCGCAAGCACATCTAAATGCAGATTCATTATCAGCATGAATATTGATTTTATTTTTTTGATACAAATATTTTGCCACTAACAAATTATTATTAGTACATGCTGATACAAAATTATTTTCTTCTTTTGTTAATTTTTTATTTTTGATTTTTTCTATCAAATAAAATTGTTTTAATTCTGCAACTAGTTTATCATTGACAACAAAATCAGAATAATATTTGTTAACTAATGATAGTTTGGGAAAATCAATAAGAGGAT